TTTCTATTTTTTCTATACATTTTGTTTCTACTATTTTTTTATGATCTTTGCTCATTACAATCTCCAATTTAATTGTTTAAAATTAATCATTTTGAATATATTTTTTACAAAAAGACACCTTTATTTAAAAAAATAGGTCACCTTTAACGAGGTGACCTCAATAGGTGTCTTCTCTTATAAACCATACTGGCATTGGGTTATAAGACTAAAAAGGACACCTGGGTCACTTCGGACATCAAATTCCCTAGAGGGCACTATAGACAATATGATATATACTATCTATTACTATTTATTAAAATATATATATTATATATATAGTGTCCTAGGTGTCCTAGGTGTCCTATATCCTTTGTTTATATAGATTAAAATGCAGGACACCTAAAAATATAGGTGTCCTATTTATTAAAACAGGTGTCCTATTTTTTTAAATAGTCTGGATAAAGTTTTCTTGGCATATAATATTTTCTTTTTTGAGCTGTAGAGCCTACGCCTTTTGTTATCTTTCTTTTTTTCAATAAAGAGGCTAATTTATTACAATCATTTCTTGTGGGTTTAGAAAAACCAAAATGTTCTAAAATTTCAGTGCAATTCATGAATGTTTGGTTTAAAAAACTTTCTTCCCAATCAAAGAAGTTATCTAGTTTTTCTTCTAGTGGTTCGATAAATTCAAAAGACTCATTAGAGTTATTAAGCAATTTAAGTTCATGCTCTAATAAAACAGGAGATTCGCCATTAAGCCATAAATCGTAGGCTTCTCGCCAAACCTGTTGCATATTTATACCTGAACGAGTTTTTATTGGTTCTGTAACCGATATTGTCCACCAGCGTCTATTACCAGTGCTATCAACTAGAAATTTATCTTCATTAACGGTAGCTGCATATACTGTTCTTCGAATCATTTTGCTATTTCTTATTGCATGAGGTCTTCTTACATCGTCAATTTCGTTTGTGATATGTGATTTTAATTTAGCAATATCGGATTTTCTGAAAGTGGCGTCAAGTTCTCCGAGTTCTACAATCCAGTATTCTGATAAAGTTAAAATATCATCTTTTTTGGAAGGATCTAATGATGTTCCTCCTTTAACGGCTTTTAATGGTTCTGGTACAAGTTCCATAATAAAAGTAGATTTATGAGTATGGCCTTCCCCTTGAATTACTAAAACGCCCTGCGCACAAAAATCGCCTTCATTAAATAATGCGGCAATTGCTGAAATCATCCAACGCTTAATAAGTAAATGTGACAATTCGTCATTAGTTGTTTTAACTAATTGACAAAATTCTTGCAGAAGTCCTTTATTTTCTAAAGGATTTTTCAAAATCCAATCTCTTACTGGGTGATATAGATTATCCCATCCTATGGCATCAAGGTGTTTATCAGCTCGGTAAATTGAAAGCCCATTAACGACGGCGAGATCTTTAACATACTCTAAAGCGGCATTTTCTTGTTCTTCATTGTAGAAGGTTCTTCCAGGAACTTGAACGTCTCTTACGCGTTTCATCATATTCCATCGAACAGTAATATTAAAATTTTTTATTAAGTGTCTATAATTGTTTGCTGTATCTAAGGGTTTTTTATTAGTTCCTTTATTAAGATCAGGATAAGAACTGATTAAAAACTCTTTATTTTCCTTGAAGGAATCATTAATCATTTTCTTAAGTAAGGACAACTCAGAACTATCTGATTCGGTATTGAAGTCTGCTAAATCCCATTTTGGTTCCACATTTAATGAAGTAGGATCTATTAAACCTATTGTTCCAGTTAACCACTGCAACTGTTCTTTAATATCAGCCATAGCCTCAAAACCTGCTAAATCATTATCAGGCCACAAACAGACATTTCTATTTTTTAAATGGGTTAAATCCATTTTGTTAGCTACTTTAGCACCACCCATCCAACTAATAACAACATATTCTGGAAATAATTCCTGAGCTTTGTCAGCTGTTTTTTCACCTTCAACTATTAAAACTAATTTACTTGGATTTTTTAATAGCTCTTTAAGATTATAAATAGGTCTTGTTTTATATGGATATTCGCATTTTAATGTATCTTTTTTTAATATAAAGGGTCTAAATTCTTTGCTTGCTTCTTCAATTAATGAAGCGTATCTCACATTTAAGCAATGAAAAGAACCATCCGCATTTAAATACTCCCAGCAACCCTCAAATTCTCCTAAAATCAATTCCCCATTTTTAGTTCTATAATTCTCAAAAGTTGCCCTTTGTTCTTTGTTTGGTATAATCATAGTGCAAACTCCTGTGGTAGATACTGATAAATGTCTCCTGTTTGTATAAAGTTAATAGCTATCAATAACCTATAAACTTTATTTTCCGTGGTGCTTTCCAGCTCCAGATTTGCTTGCAACCATTTCTGGAGCACCCCTTGCTCAAACTTACTCATAATTCACTCCTGTAAATGTCATTTTTTGAAAATAATAAAATACCTTAGCCAGCATACAGCTAAAAAGCACTTGTCGTCATGGGATAACTTTGTTAAAATCCTGTGCATATAACTGCCTTCTGCTATAAGGTTGTTATAGTCATCGAGCTACGCTCAATGGCCTTTCGGTGCTAGTAACACCTAAGGCCATACTCTACTTAAAATATTTAATTAAAACAATTACCTTATACTAAATACCGCTAAATCTCATATACAAAAATACCTGGTGGGTTTACATCCAAAGAATCATTATCATAATCTTGAGAGTAGCTAGCCGGGATAGTGTTGCTAATAACAGTAACTTGCTTATTAATATTATTAACTAATTGAATAATCACCCAAGCAAGTAATAACGCCATTAAAACGCCAAATAAGCTCAAGGTTTTAATTATAACTCGTAACCCTTGGAGTCTAGTCATACTTTGAGAAGTCCTTGTATAGTGCGTAATTGGCTCGTTTAAACTCACGTCTTGGTATTTTTAATTGGCAGTTAATGCACTTGTAACTTATGCCATACCCTAAGATGCTGGTGTGTACTTCCCATATATGTACTGGGTTGTAGATTTTGCCGTGATGGGTTGTTGTTATGCATTTCCAGGTCATTGTATTATCTCTAATTCCGGTTTTTTCTTGTCCAAATTTTACATAATGATTGTGACAATATCCTTTTGCTAGATGCATTTTATTACACCCATCTATGCTACAATTCCACCTTTCTCTTTTCCTAGCCATTGAAATTCACCTTTAGCTTTTCATAGTCAATCATTTCTCCAATTCCTTCAAAATATCATCAATTTTATGGCAAGCCTGATGAAATGTAGACGATGCCTCTTCTTGGCTAGTTGCATTATGAGCACCGTGTAAAAATGCATGAAGCTTTTCTAGTTCGTGTTTGATTTTGTGTAAGTCAATCATTATTTATTTCCTTAAGTTCTTTTGTTTTACTTCAATCATCTCCTAACCTCATCCTTCAAAGCCAATAAACACTCAGCTAGAACACGAAAGGCTCTAGGGCTACAAATTGGATCGTAATTAACATTATCCAATAGCTCCTGTAACCGCACAAAAGCCCTATCACAAGCACATGATTCATGCTTTAACTTATATGCCCGCAACTCCTGCAACTCTTCCTCAAACGTCATTACTCATCCTTGTACAGTCAAACTCACAGCTAAATCATCTAAACTAGCCTTCAATCGTCCTTGGGTTAACTTCTCTAATGCTATCTGTGTCTTTATAGGCACATACCCTTTAGCTAACCAGTTTCTATAAGAGTTATGGTGCATCCCCGTTTTCTTATAAAAACCATACGGCTGTTCGCCGAATTCTTTCTTTATATCGTCTAATGTCATTGTGTCCTCGCTTGTTATTATTTGATTATAAACTATTGACTTGATAATTGGAATATCATAAACTTGTGTTTCGGTAATTAGACCGGTGCACATAAGCACGAATATTTGGAGAACAACATGTACGCAATGACAGACAGCAGTTTTAAAACCCAGCTAGATTACCTTGACGAGAAACCAAAAGTGGAACTTATGCTTGAAGACCTGCAAGAAGTAAACCTTAGAATAGCTAATTTACAGGCTAAAAAAGACGCCATCATATGGAAGATTTTAGATGAGCTTAAATCTTTAGAATATCATATTGATGATGGCAAGAAAGTAATAACCAATGTAAGTCACGAAGGCCAAAAAACCGTTGTTATTGGAAAATTTAAAGCCACAGTTACAACAGCTGTTGACTGGAAAATTGATATTAACGAGTATCTTGTGCAATCACGCAATCTTTCCCCTGAGTTTAACCCTGTGAAGTCTGAAGTTAAATATTCAGTTAATAGCCGTAAGCTCGCAGACTTACAACAATACGGTTCAGATGCTGACAAGTTAGCTGCAAATAGCTTTTTGATTAAGCGGTTTGCTAATCCTTCTATTAAACTTGTTCCAAACGCATAAGGGGTAGGATTATGTCGAATAGTGTACTTATACTAGGTGAAAGTGGAACTGGAAAATCCAGTTCCCTTCGAAATCTAGATTCTACAACTACTTATGTTCTTAATGTTTTAGATAAACCCTTACCTTTTAAAAAATCAAAGAAAAAATATAATACCGAATTAAAAAACTATTATGCTACTGATGATTATTTAAAAATTATTGAGGTTATAAAAGGGATTAATCAGCATAGACCTGATATTAAAACGCTAATTATTGATGACTTCCAATATATTATGGCTAGTGAGTTTATGAACAGAGCGCTGGAGCGTGGTTACGATAAATTCTCAGAAATGGCAAATCATGTATGGACTATTATAAGAACTCTTATAAAAACAAGAGATGACTTGTACACTTTTGTTTTATGTCATAGTGATATAGATTCTCAAGGTAAATCAAAAATTAAAACAATAGGCAAGCTCCTAGATGAAAAAATCACGCTTGAGGGAATGTTTACTAATGTCTTGCATACTCAGATACTAGATGGCAAATATGTGTTTTTAACCCAGGGAGACGCACAGCATCTTGCTAAATCTCCTGCTGGTATGTTTTCACAAGCAATTATTGATAATGATCTCAAATTAGTCTTGGACTGTATGTATGAATACAATAACGATGAGGAAGAATAAATGCGGATTTGTTCTGTCGAAGGTTGCGAAGAAAAACATAGAACTAAAGGCTTTTGTATTTATCATTACGATAGATTTAGAAATGGTTTAACTTTGGAGGCTCGAGGCCCACGATTTGCTAAAGGACAAAAATGCATACACGAAGATTGTGATTCAATTTATATAGCAAAAGGATATTGTGATCGTCATTATAGAATGATTAAGAAACAAGGTAAAATTATTAAAAGCATTTATGATATGAGCGAATTCGAAAGATTTAATACTTTTGTTTCATATAACAAAGATAATGGCTGCATAGAATGGATAAGAAGTATTGATGAATGGGGGTATGGTCAATTTAGAAGCACATCAAAAAAGAAAATTGTTCGGGCGCATAGATTTATTTATGAGCATCATTATGGCGCAATTCCTCCAGATTTAATAATTTGCCATAAATGTGACAATCCAAGATGTGTAAATATTTCACATTTATTTTGCGGAACTCATCAAGATAATAGCGATGATAAGATAAGAAAGGGAAGACATTTACTTCATAAAAATAGATTAATAGGAGAAAATAATTTATGACAGGCTCATACTGGGATAACGTAAGCGGAACCGCACAAGATGCTTTTTCTAAAAGCTTTGTGGAAGTATTGCCGCAAGGAACTAAAGCACAAGCCAAGATATTAAGTTGTAAAAATGAGTCGTTCAAAATAGGTGATGGCGTGCAAATTGAATGGGAACTTATTGATGGCGAGTTCGCAAAGCAGCATATTTTCCAAAAGCTTTACACCCATGACGCAAAAGAAGAAAAAGCAATTAAAGCGCGTAATATGCTTAAGCTTTTATTCACAATGTTTCACGTGAAACCTAAAGATAACAATCCTCCTGATAACGAGGTTTTGGCTTTATTAGTGGGTAAATGCGCAGGACTAAAGATTAATGAATGGTCTATGCCAAGAGATGACGGCTCAGTAGGCCATGGTAATACTATTGCTGAAATACATCCTGTCGCTGGATTTGTTTCTGAGACCGGCAAGTATCGTGATTTTAAAGTTGTTCCTAGAGGTGTTGAATCAGCACTCACAAGACACCCAAGAGGAACACATGCTGAGTTAGATGATGATGTCCCCTTCTAAAATGGTACTCATCATAATACTAAGAACATGACCCCAAAGGCAGATAGTGCAATGATTTAGGAGCCTGCGGGGTCACCAATAAGGATTAAACATGTCAGACAACTGGGATGACGAGATAATACCAGAGCCAATAATAGCTCCTTTAAGCTATAACACGTCACTTCTTTCTACAATCATAGATGAGCACATAACATCCCACCCCGACAACGAGCTGCGCCAATACATAGGTGCAAGCTCCATAGGAAGCCCGTGTGAGCGTAAACTATGGTATGGCTATACTGGCGCATTAGGTACAAATAACGAGCCGCTATTGCAGCGTACGTTCGATATAGGAAAGTCATTAGAGGGCTTAGTATTAGATTATCTAGAAGCGGCAGGATGTTATTTAGTACGAAAAGAATCTCTATTGTTTTTGCAGCATCCTACTATTGTTGAATTCCAGGGTCATGCGGATGCTGTGTGGGTTATTAATGGTGAGCCACCACGTCAAGCTATTATTGAAGTTAAAACAGCTCGTAATAGCTCGTTTAACGTCTTTGTTAGGGATGGTTTAGCAAAATGGTATCCTGTTTATTATGCTCAAGTGCAGGCTTATATGGGGATGTCTGGGATTCATGAGGCTTATGTTATAGCTATTAATAAGGACACTTCGGCTTTACATGATGAGCATGTGAGGTTTGATGCTATGGCTTATGACATGCTTTGCATTAAGGCTTCGCGTATAATAGAAGCAACAGAGCCACCCCCTAAGATAAACCAGAATAGTTCATTTTTTATGTGTCGTGTATGTCAATACAAGAAGGTATGCCATGGTTAACACTGATAAAACATATTGTGCGTCACCTAATTGCAAAAATGCTTGTGGTAGACAGATGTCACCCGAGGATAAGAAAGCGTTAATTGACCTTGAGTTGTCGGACTTTGGTATTCCTGTGCGTTATGGTTTCTTTTGTGAAGATGAGCCAAATTGCAAACATGAGTGGGAAAAGAGTTCTTTTTTATATAATGTATGTAAGTTGTGTGGTGCTTTACAAAGGTGAGGTGATTTTATGTGGTCATTTAAAAATTGGGAGCAGTTTGCTGATGAGCTTTATGAAAATAAGTATGACGCCATGGAAAATGCCGTTGATTTACTAGAAGAAAACGATTTATTTATGAATGGTTATCGCAAGGGTTGTATTGATACTTACAATGAGATTCTAGAAGAGGTTAGACGTAAAATAAAATACGGCATGTTACAACCCGTAGAAGTCCTTGATAATTGTGATGGCGACGTCTAGATCGTAACATACCTCTCCTAGGTAGCCTTCACTATTGACCATGGACATGAATAGTATCTGCTCTCTGGTAGGCTTGTTAGGTTTTATTTTTAGCTCAAGCCATAATCCTTTATACTTGTCATTGCCTCTTAGGAAAAAACAATCAGCAACACCTGCTAGCATTCCCATGCGTTTTAGTCTGAATCCAGTTATTTTGCTTCTATAGCCCTCGTTTGGGGTGTGAATCATCGGCAGGTAATGCAAATCAGCAAAGTCTTTAATGGTGCATTGGAATTGGTATTCAGTCATTTTAAATTTCAAGATTTTGCTCTATTTAACCAACCCGCTAGATTGGGTTCAAGTTTTGGATTTCTAATCACCAAGTCATAATAATAATGTTTTTGGTACTCTCTGAAAGTCATCAAAAAGAAATTAGCATCAACAATATGATTCAATGCTTCTAGCGTACGGTTGCCAATAATGCCATCCATAAGCATAGGTTCATACACATGCATTAATACACGCTGTGCAATCTTTATTGCAGGGAGTGCCCCTATATTTACTGCTGTATCGAATATTTTAGTCGAAAAATCACAGTTGGTTATTGCTGAAAACCTATGGGGGTCCCAGAAGTATTCTCGATACAATAGTTTAGCTTCGTCTTTTGTTAGTTCTTTGACATCGAAATCTAAATTATTAGCTTTTATGAATTTAGTTGATATGCCAAATTTGGTTGGGCCACCAGGGTCTGAAGGACTATCCGAGTAACCGCCTTCATGAGCAAACACAACTACCATTGCTTTATCGAAATTATCTTCTAAAGTAAACACGTCACATCCTTAGTATTGTGTTAAGGTGTGGGAAGGAACGGAGCATGTATTACAACGGAGATTGTTAAAATTGCTAAACTTCCCACGCTTTGATAATAGCATGGGAGTTATCAATATTAAACCTTGATTTAAAAGGTTTATTGCGGTGTTTCTGTATTGGCTTGGTCAAGTGCTGCTTTAGCAGCTGCTGCCATCTCATATATTTTTTTAGCTTCTTCGAAGGCGCCTACTAGGGCGTTATGCTTTTGCACTGACTCTTCTAAAGCCTTGGTTAATTCCATAACTCTTTGCTGTATTTGTTCTAACATGTTTATTATTCCATATAGTTAAAAGGTAACCCCCACGGTTTAAGCTTAACTTCTTTAGGGCTAGAGGCTTGGGGGGTTAATTAGATTATAGCTTAACCATAACTTCCTGCCGATAGTTGGGCTGAAATTTTAATACCGCCTTCAACGACTAGCACTAAGTAACTTGTTTGTTTGCCAGTATCTAATAAGCTTAAAACACAACCACCTGTAGCGCTAGACATCGCAGATATTTGAGTTGTAACTGCTGTGCCGTTCGCTAAAGACAAGCCACCTGAAGCTACTGAGTAACCGGTTGATGCAGCTGTTTGTAATGTTAAACCATTTGAAGCTGAAGACGAATACACTTTAAAAGGTATAACTCTAGCAATATTCACTCCTGCTCCATCTTTAAGTTGAATAGTAATAGTAGAAGTATTTGCAGCTCCAGCAGCGGCTGTAATAGTACATGAACCAGGATCAACAAAAGGAACAGGAGTAGCACCTGTGCTTAATTTAGTAATTGTTGCTGTAGCACCAGTACCGGTATCTAGCAAGAATTTAGCGGTTGCGGCTCCTGCATCAGGGATACTTATAACCTGAGATTGACCTACAGAAGTTACGTTACTAATTGTGGTATTGAAGTTTGCACCAGCATTAGCAGCTGCTACAATCAATGAGCCATTAGCAGCCGTTCCTGGGAATGATACTAATGTTCCAGCAGTTCCTGATAAACCTGCTTGTACAGAACCAGAATTAATTGCAGTTCCGGCAGTGTCATCAATAGTACCAGCAGTATCAACGAACTTAGCAATATGGTTTGCAACTACTGCTGAACCTGCCATTACAACCGAAGTTTTAGAAGCATCAGAAGGTAAGTAACCAAGGTCTTTAAGAGCGCCTAATGTGCCATCAAATACAGTGAAATCACCACTTGTTACTGGCAATGTTACTTCACCATTACCACCTGGTAACTGGATGAAAGTCGTGAAATCATCACCATCAAATCTAAAAAACTCAGAACCATCAGATGCGTTCATGGCAACCATGTCACCGACAACCCATTCAAAGACACCACTATTAACTGTTGCTATATTAGCGGCTTGTGCTGTTAGGTAAGCAGCTCCAGCTACTGTTGCTAGTGTATCTGTAGAGGTAACTCTTACTATAGCTGGGTTCGTTCCCCAGTCTCTTACTATACTTGTTATAGCCATTATCTATTCCCCTCGTTGCGTGTAGTCGGACTTATTTATAATCATCTTATCTGCGTGTTTAACACCCTTTACGCCGTCGACGATTAATTCTTTGTAATTATTATAGGAACTTGGATTTTTATACAATGGTACATCGGTTTTTTCATTAAGATTTATAGTTTCTTTTACTGGTTTAACGCGTGTAAGTCTTGGGTCTGCTGATTGTGTCATCTTATTTCCCCTTGGGTTTTTTAGACTTTTTTTGCTTAGCTTCTGAATAAGCGATTGCCACACTTTGATTGCGGGGCTTTCCAGCCTTAATTTCAGTAGCTATATTTTCACCAAATTTCTTAGAGCCTGGTTTAGCCCCTTTATTTAAAGGCATATCATCACCTATTTCATACAATCTTTTTTAACAGTCTTCTTTAAAAGCTTCATATCTTGTTTTTTATCAGCGCTTTTAGATTCTGCCATTTTTGGTTTCTTTACTTCTTTCTTTTGCTTCATTTCTTTAGCCATTTTTTATCCCCGGTGGAATGATTTGAGTGTCTTAGCTAGATTAGCCTCTTTTCTTATTGTTGGCGACTTGCTTTTTTCAGCTTTTGCTAACTTCTTTGCTGGGATTTTTTTATCTTCGGCAACATTAAGCTCGCGATGCAATTTCCCTTTGTTTTTTCCAACTGCTCCTGCTATCCATTTCTCACTCATTTTAAACCCCTGATAAGACAATATTAAAATACTTGATAACTAATAAGAATTGTACCATTCAAAGCTGTAGCAACTGTATTGTTATAAATAGTAAGTGTTGCTGTACCACTACCTGGAGCACATTTAAATGTGATATTTTGCACAGTATTTGTACCTCCTACTATACATAAAGATACGCCTGATGTAGCAGTCATTTTTGTATTCGTCCAGGTTATTGCATAGTTGCCCGCGCCAGCTGTAGATAATGACGATGTAGTAATAACGCCAGCATTACCTGAGGCTGTTACAGCGTTAGCTGCCTCCGTACCGTTAACTTTAGTAACTACAACAGAGGTAGCTGTAGCCACCCCTAATGTGGGTGTCGTGAGGGACATATTGGTTGCAGCAATACCGCTTGGTAATGTTGTGCTAAGAGACGGAACCCCTCCAGCAGAAGTCACAAGAACAGAACTATTTGCAGTTGCAAGAGCAGCCATAACGTTGGCACTAGATGCATATAAAAGCGTATTGACTGCATTGGTTGCAGGGTAGGTTGAAGTAGTCCATGCAGGAGTAGTACTAGCTCCTGATGTAAGCAATTGACCTGCTGTAGCAGTACCTGCAAGAATGGCCATTGCACTAGCTGTACTATAGACGATACCACCGTTAGAGGCCGTGAGGTTTGCATTGGTACCACCAAGCGCTAAAGCCTGACCTGCAATTGTCATGGTAGAGTCTGGAAAAGTATAATTAGGAGATGTAGCAGCATTTGTAAAAACAAAACTTGCAGTATGTTGATTTGATGTGCCGCTTATTAAAACTAAAGGAGTTGTTAAATTTGCAGTATACAAATAAACCGCGCCTGTTCCTTTAGATGCTAAATAGGCATTAATATTTGAATCACTTCCAATAGACCTTATAATTGGCGCATTACCAGCTGTGCCCCCGTACATTTGCCAGTTATTTGCTACAGTTCCATTAGCTAAAAATTGTAAAACGTTATAAGTTCCATCTGTTATAACTGGTGTTGCAATTGTGGGTGATGTAGCTCCAACAAACGCACCAGTCCCAGTAGATCCAGTCAAAGCATTACCAACTTGATTAATAACAGTCATGATTTATCCTTAAGAAGTCGTTAAAGTAGTGCTGACAGTATTAGTCATTATCCAAGATGTATTAGCTACGTCACACTCTAAATAAATACATTGTCCAGCAATAGCAGCGCTTGTTACAGTACCACTTGCCGAAGTAGTCGCATTGTTGACTCTAATTGTATCGCCTGATGCAGTAGCTACTATCCATCCTCCAGTATTAGCAGTAGCTCCAATTAAAGCCACTACATCACCTACAGCGTATACAGCTGGTAATGTCAAAGTAGTTTGACCTGAGTTTAAGGCGAAGTATTTGGTATTTACTGCTGCGGTTTGTGTCGTTCCTGAAATGGTTGCTATAGCTAAACCACCACCTGTAGCTGCAATTGTTATTGAGCCTGCAGCATTGGTTATTGATACGCCTGCGCCAGCTGTTAATGTGGCTGCTGTTGGTAGATTGCCTGTATTGCCTATAGGTATTTGACCGTTAGTTAAAGCTGCGGCTGTAGCTGTTACTGTTTGATTTCCATCTGTATACGTAATTGTTTGCGTTGTAGCAGCATTTGCAAATCCAAGATTAGCTGTATGTTGAGAACCTGTTCCACTAACAATAATGATAGGTGTAGCGCTTGTGGAAATTATTCCAATTTGACCAGCACCTTTTGCTGCCAGATTCAAACCAATGTCTGTACTTGCTCCAGTTGACGCAAATTTAGTGGTTCCACCAGCGGCTGCATTATAAACAGCAATATAATTAACAGCTGAACCAATAGCTACAGGTGACAACAAAACATTACCTGAACTATCTAAAATTCCTCCACCATTTAATTGCAATGTATTTACTTGGAATGATGATGTAGTAGCTAAACTTTGTGGAGTTGTTAAAGTAACAGCACCAGTTTGGGCGCTTCCAGATGTACCATTTACCAATACTTGATTGGCTGTCCCTGTGATGCTGGCAACAGTACCTCCAGTAGTAGCTAAAGTACCTGATGTTGGAAACGTTACCCCCGTTACCCCTGTCATCGTAAAGGTAGAAGCAAAAGCTCCACTTGTGGTTAACGAACCACCGAGTGTAATGGTAGAAGCTCCGTTATTAACTCCTGTACCACCATATGTTGAGCCAATTACAGTTCCTTGCCAAACCCCTGTGCCAATAGTTCCAAGTGTAGTTATCGAACTCTGACCTACATAAGATGCTGATATGTCAATAACTGGAGTAGTACCACCTGTTGATGTGATTCTATTTGCTGTACCTGTAACACTAGCAACAGTTCCAGCAGTAGTTGCTAATGTTCCAGAAGTTGGGAATATAACGGATGTAATCCCCGTCATTGTAAACGTTGAAGCAAATGCCCCGCTCGTTGTTAATGATCCGCCTAATGTGATAGTGCTGGCGCCATTGTTTACACCAGTACCACCACGCGTTCCAGATAATGTACCTGTCCACCCTAGCGTCATAGATACAGCTTGCAATAATGCTGTAGCTGGTGTGCCGGCTAATGTCAGAGTTACGTTAGTATCATTTACTCGAGTTAATGCTTGTGGGTTAACCGTTGGAATATCAGTTAAATAGGCTAATGTTCCATTCGTGTCTTGGAAAGTATAATTAACAGATGTAGCAGTATTTGCAAAAATAAATGATGCGGTATGCTGATTACTTGTGCCACTTTTGATACCAAACGGAGTTGTTGGTGCTGCTGTATAAATAATGACAGGGGAATTTCCAACAGGTGCAATTGTAATTCCTATATTTGGATCACTACCTAATGCACTAATTATAGGCGCATTACCAGCTGTTCCTCCGTACATGCGAAAACCATTAGCCACCACTCCATTAGGAACGGTTGTTAATACCTGATAGGTTCCATCTGTAATGGATGGTGTAGGAATAGTTAAATTAGCAGGTAATGTAGTAGACAACGAAGGAACCATCAAGCTATCAGTAACTAAAACAGAACTAGCAGCAGAGTTAATAGGAGATAGGGTAGTTCCATTAAAAGGATAATAAGCTAAATCATAAGTAGTACCTGGGTTTACAGTACCTGTACCACTTCCGGATAACTCAACCCAAATAGCAGGAACAGGATCGTAATACTCATACACCTGTAATGTAGTATTTAATCGCAACCTATAATAGTTATCAGCTGCCGGAACTGGCCTATCACCAGTACTTCCAGGAGGTAAGAACACCCATGGATTATTCCAAAATATATTATCGCCACCACCAAAACCAACGGTAACGTCATCATTGGCTAGGTCTCCGCCATCAGTGAATTCTGAGAATTTTATTGTCGAAACCATAACCAAGTCCTTTAAAAGGTGCGCACTTTGTATATTTTAGTTAGCAATACTACGTATAGAAATCCCAACATAAGCAGTAGCATCCGGGCTAATTAAACTTAAAACATCACCGCCAATTGCAAAACGCTGGCTGTCTGGTGGGATAAACTCAATGCCTTGTGTGGAGTCATTTGTATTAGCTGCTGGTGTTGTAGCTACAACATTATAACCCACAAAAAGGTTGGCATTGGAGCTTAAGCCAAAGGTTAATACGAACTTTTGACTGGATGTTCCTGGCACTGTGAATGACTGTGCAACTCCTACTGTCATGCTGAATCTTACTGTTGTATCGCTGAATGGTAGTGTGCCATCAAACGACGAACCATATCTTATTGCCATGATTTATCCTTAATAAAATTTTAAACTACACCAAGACGACTGTCACATGTATAATGGAAAGTGATATATGCTGAGGCCCAATACCAATCAGTAATAACATTTACTTGAACTTCTGGAGTGTCCAATACAGAAGTATTAAATGCAGATGCTGGCGTAGACCAATATAAAGCTTGTGTTCCTGTTCCTACTGGATTCCATAATGCCGAAAAGGTGGTATCTCCTGCTAGATTATTTTGAATAGTTCCTGCACCAACATCGTAATTGTAATCCAAATGAGCTGTTACTTTATTGCTTGCATTTAATGTGATTGTTGAATAGATAGTTGTAGTTGGTATATTTATTTTTGTCTGTTTAAATTGTAAATCAATAGCTTCTTGTGTAAAAGAATATGATTCCTTAGGCTTGGCGCCAGCCGTCAAATATATTTTTAGATTGGCCGCTTGACTCTTTACCACGCAATTATTGTAACTTGCAGTCCCAGCTGGATTCGTAGTTCCACCAGGAGCATAACTCATTTCATAATAATATTGGCATTCTCTTAATACTTCGTCTTGTGTTTGTGGTGCTGGTCTTGTAGGGATATCACCAGGTACTAAAGATATTGAATTTACATTTAATATTGAACCAGACGTAGGTAGCGCAAATGTCACTACTATTGCAAAATTTGAAGTAGCTGTAGCGCCAAAAAAACTTTCGCCATCAAATCCATTAAATGACGTATCGGATTGCATGCCATTATTATAATTAAGTAAACTTGAAGTATTAGAATATATGTTTGGAACAGGAGCCCAATTAGCAGCTGTCAAGGAAAATACCCCAGACGCAGCCAATGTCCCAATTGTGGTTGGAACTACTGGTATTGTGCCCCCTCCATTCGAATAATATAAATAAACCCTTACTGTGCACGCTAAATCAAAAGAAACATCTGCAGCAATATTAACGCTTAAATTGCTTAGCGTTGTTTCTAAAGCTTCTGAACCGCTCAAATATTGAAGCATATAAATTGCTTCATTAGGATTGGAAGTGGTTGCAATAAATGCCCCACTAGTGCTTCCTTTTGTTACAGACACATTGCCCACAGCACTTTTGCAAATAGTCTGATCCCAAATATAACTTGCAGTAGTAGTAATTGTTTTAGTAGAGCCAAATTGACAAGGATTTAATGGAAAATCCCAACCAGTCAACAAACTAGGAATAGGCTTGAAATCTAATGCAGGTTGGTAATAGTGAAACATATGATCAACCTGACGCTCTAAAGTAGTCTGACCATAAATAACTTCTTCCACCACATCTTGTTGTAATAACTGAACGCTTGTAATATCAAACGTCAAACTACCAGTAAAACTAAATACCAAATCAGTATAAGCCACATCAGCAGCAATAGAACTTGCAGATACAACAATAGGTGCAGGCTTAGAAAAGTCCTCATTAACCCTATTAGTAATCGGAACCGTAGCTATAGGCGATGTACTGCTGTCACTAAACTCAAGCTCAACTGTTAAATCAAAGTTAGCACTAGAGCTTGCAGTGAAGTTAACAACTACACCTGGACCATCCGAGCTAATACTGTCAGCTCCAGTCCATAAAGCACCGTTGTGATCAAAGCGCTGTCTTAGCTTAACAGACGTAAATCCATTATTTACTATACGTAGACCATATGAGGCGTTCGTTGCATTATTTGGGGTGTACTCATCACCTGTATAGGTTCGCTGTGACACTACCGCTGTGCCAGAACCTGCTAGTATTAAATCCCATCCTGGTGCAATAGCGTAGGTGTCAGCAGAGGAAAATGTCGACGGGCTTGCTATGTTAAATACACTAAACTGTGGATTGGTTATTTGGTTGTCTGTTAAAGATGTTGAGTTACCTGGGGGTGGTGTTGGGCCTTCTGAGCCTATGGGTATGTAGTTGTTTATTTCATATATTAATGGGTCTGCTTGCGTGTTGCCTTGGCGTATTTCTATACGATAAACAGCCTCATCATCCCAATAGAGATCAACTGGTAATGTACCATTAGCTAAAAATTGTATTGGATTATCTGATGGTGTTCCGTTCTCGTCTATTGCTAAAGTTTGGGGAAGATAAGGAAGCGTATTATAGAGCGTAAACATGTAATATGTATCGTCTAACGCCAATCCGTTCAAATCTACTACAAACCAAATGGGGTTATACGATCTGCCAAGTGCCATGCTAGAATCATCCTTTAAACTTGATGTCTTAGCATACTACAGAATAGCTATCTAGTGAATTATTTGGTAATTTATCTTAATAAAATATAATGCTTGTTTTCTACCCATACATGTAATAGTATGGGTAGAAATTAGACAACTGGAAAATGTATGTACTTTGCTATAGGAATAATCGCCGTATATATTGTATGTCGTAGTATTAACGATTTATAGCAAGTTTAGTACCTCCATAACCTGCGGCAGCTGTCAAACCTAAGCGACCTAATCCAAGCAATAGCTTAGTCTTATCTGCTTGTCGTTTAGCAATTTTAGCTTCTATATCTTTTACTTCTTTTTCAAGGCTGGCTATTTCTTTTAATCCAGTTCCTGACTTAGGTCGTCTAGCCTTTTTAGATGCTTCTTTAATTTTAGCTGCTGATTCTCTAAGCTCCTGAATTTCTGAATCAAGCTCTAGAACTTTAAGATGATTTTCATGATAAAGTTTTTGTTGCTTATAACTTTCTTCGGCTTCCTTGTTTTCTTTTTCCACACGCTCTTTTTCAGCTTTATTAGCTTCATTAGTTTTTTGTTTCGCAATCTTTTCTGATTCTTTTTTAGCTTCTTTATAACGTTCTTTTGCTTCCGCTAAAGCCGCATCATCCTTGGATTTAGCCTCTGCACGCTGGGTTTTATCCATTTCTTTAGCTTCCGCATGCTGCGCTTTAGCTTGCTCTGCTTCTTTCATAGAATGCCAATGTTCTTGGCGTGCTTCATGGAATTCTTGAGATGCATTTGGTAACATCTCTTGTGTCAACTCATGGTAATCATGAATTTTAGCAGGTTTATTAGCGTATTCTTCACCTAATACATGGGCAACAGCTTCTGGGTCTTTTTTTATAATATCGTTAATTATACCCATACCTGTAGCTTTATTAGGGTTAGATTCTCTGATAAATGGCTCTTTGCTTAATTGCTCCAGCATTCCTGAAGGCATCTTATTGTTTTTAAGTAGATGCTGATACATGGGTTCATTAAATAAAGGAGCTATTTCTGTAGCGTATCTTTTATTTGTAGCATGTAATTTTGTAAGATATTTTTTACCTGCACCATTAGCTAGACCCTTATCTATCATGGATTCAAGCATTTTAGCGTCTTCATCCAATTGGTCGGCTTTTGCAGTGATGCGATCAAACTCTTGAGGTGATTCACCATAAGCACTAGCACGTGTTTTTTTAGCTAGATTTCTAACAGTTCTATAGGCTGAAACCACTCTATTTGCTGGCAAAGCTAGAGCATTCCCTTTTAAGTCTTTATTTAATTCATCTATACCCTCAGCATTAGGCTCTTCTTTTTTAATTCGTTCTAAAATATCCAATGCTAATTTATTGTTTTCAGGTGTAGTTTCAATGGTTATATGTTCTTTTTCTAATCCTTTTTCATGTCTTTTGTACTCTCCGCCAATTTCATTTTGTTTCTGCTCAATAGCTTTATTAACTTTTCTACCGACGGTACGTTTATGAGCTTGACCTTTTTTTAGATGCTCAGTAGCAAATTTTTCCTCGGCTTCAGCCGCTTTTTGTTCTTTGGTTTTTAAATAACTTTCCGCAGCAGGTAATAATTCTTCATCAACTTGAGTTTTAGGAATCACTTCTAATGCTGTCATTTCAGGTTGAGTTTCAGGAATTTGTCTTGGTGCTTGAGGAAGCATGCTTTGCGGCGGTTCTGTTGCTTTTAATTCTTCAGGAACTTGATTCATATGTTGTAATAATTGTTCTTGTTCTTGAGCTTTAGTATTGGCTTTGCGTGTTATAGCATTAGGATTTGCGCTGCCTGTGAGTGGGTTTTGTTCCATCATATCTTTTAATGCTTGATAGTCCATTTCATTTTTAGCGTGAGTAGTATCTTCTTGTTCAATTGCTGGAAGATAGGACTTCTTTGCTTCTTCTAATTGTTTTTGAGTGGAAGCTACTTTTTTCTTTAAATCTTTAGTGGTCCCAAATTGTTTTAACCACTTTATGCCGCCAGGAATTGATTTCAATAAATCATGTAATAAATATCCACTGCCTCCAAGTAATGCGCCTTCACCAGCTCCTTGAACTCGTTCTCCAGGATTTGACATTAAACCACCCAGTACCCCACCACCTACTGTTCCAGCACCTAATCCAGGTAAAAATCCAGCACTTGCTAGTTTCTGTAATGCTGGTATCGCTTTTGTAGCTCCTCCAGCTACACTTCCTCCTAATGCTCCCGCACTTGATGCACCACCGTATAAAGAAGCAAAAGGATGTTTAATATCTTCAGGTTCTCTTCTAAATCCCTCAGGAAATTGAGCTTTCCTATTAACAACTGGATGACCCAATAAAGCAGGCAGAAAGTCTACAATATTCTCAGCACCTGTTAATAAACCTTCTCGTCCGGAACGTGCAAAAGCACCTACAGACCCAGCTCCAGGATAATCGCCCTCTCTGGGATTGAAAATTTTACCTAAAAAACCATGTTTTGGTTTTTCTGGAGCATTTAGCTTTTTTAATAATTCAGGATCGGTAACTTTAGTTGCTGATTTAGAATTTAATAATTTTAAAAGTTCTGGGTCTTCTACTTTAGTGGATCTCATGCCAATCCCCTCCCTCTTCTCTTTCAAAATTACGACCATCAATAGTACGCTTTTCTACTTTTTTATTTTCAGCAAAAGCATCTTCATATAAACCTTTGGGAATGGGATAGGGGAAGGGTTTGTCAGGATTTGCATCCTCCCATTCTTTTGTCATTTGCTCTAAAGATTTAAGTATAGATTCTTTATTAGCACGTATTGAACCAATATTAGCTTTAGTTGTTGCTGAAGTGGAAGGTTTAGCAGATTCTGCTATTTTAGCAACACCATAACCGCCTCTCCCAGATAATTGTTTAGCTATTTCACCCTGTAAGGGTATAGCATGAGCATTAATGGCTTTAATAGTTTCAGCATCATAAAATTTACCTATTCCAGGTATATTAGATAAAGTTTCATTACCAATACCTGTTACTCCAGGATGTTCTTTAATTAACTTTTCAATAGCTAAGATATGTTCTGCGGCAGCTAATACAGGTTGAGCGTGTTCTTTAATCTTATCATTAACTTTAATACGATGTTTTGCCTGTTCTTTAGCATCAGCCGTACGAATTTCACGTGCTTCACGCTCCTCAGGTGATTCTTTTGCGGCATGCGCTGCTTTATATTCTTCTTTTTTAACAAAATCATTAAATTTCTGCTCAGGAGTTTGCGGCAAAGGTTTTAAAATATCTTTATATTTAGACTGCGCAAAAAACATCTTTTGCAGAGGATTCAAATTATTCAAATCCATCATTGGTTGTTCGGGTTCATTATTTGAAGCACCACCAATTCCTTGTTCTTGATCCTGCATAGCCGCCATAGGATTTTGAGCAGCAGGATTTTCTTGCCCTGGCATAGGCATCATTCCAGTACCATTCATTGCTGGTTGGCCTGTCATTTTAGCTTTTAAAGCATCTAGATTTGGATTGGCATTCTCTTGATTAGGAGCTTCACCTTTACCCATTTTTCCTAATGCGTTCATGGTTTTCATGAATTGATTAATCTCATAGTTAGGATCAGCCTTACGCACAGCAGCGGCATGAGCATCTTTCAAAGCCTGCAATTGAGGCGATAGCATTTGATTCGCTCTGCTTTCAGAACCCTTCAACCCCTGAGTCTGTGCCAGCAAATGCTCAATAGTATAAGGTTGCAACTTCTCAGCACGTTGATTCTGCATTTCCATGCGTTGACTTTGCTCTTGCGCCAAACGAAGTTGCTTCATTAGGCTATATAAATCAACAGCATTTTTAAAGCCACCACTTGGTGATGGTTCATTAGGTAATGTATAAGCCATTTTTTAATCTCCTTAACCACCCATGGGAACAGAACCAGGATCATTCCAATTACTTTTTCCACCACCGCCGCCACCGCCGCCCATAGCGGATGCCATTATTGACATTAATTGCATCAATTGATTTCTGCCAGCACTCTGTTGGTTGTATGTATTTTGTCCTTGCCACTCACCATGTCTCTGAGCACCTTCAGCACCCTTATTAGCAGTATCAGCTCCAGTATTAAACATATTAGTACCAATACCAATACCCGCCATATACTTTTGCATCAAGTCATTCATATAGTTTTGACGGTCTTTTGCAACAATGTCACCAGCACCGTGTTGCACATTCGATAATGCAGCAGAAGAACCACCTAATCCTAATTCACTAGCCTGATCCATACCTTGAGCTGTATTTGCTGCCTCTAATTGCTTAGCATAATCTGATTCTTTGTAACCCTGTGACCATTCATCTTGTAATTTCCCAGGATTCTGAAGTTGATCCCATATTTCCTGCAAACTTTTACCAGCACCTGTTCCAAAATCCATATAAGGTTGGCGAAAACCAACCCCTTGGTTATAACCTTCTTCTTCCTTTTGACCAGCACCCTTGTAAGCACCACCAGGATGCAAAAACTCTGTTAACCAACTCATATTATTCCCCTTAGGTTATAACCAAACCTGTAGATTCATGATTGCGTACAACCCAAGTAGTATCTTCAACCACACACATCACTTCAATACAATCATATCGCTCAGCTGATGCAATACTTACACTAGCAGTAGTCGCCTGATATTCAATAGTCTGACCCACATTAGGCAACAAAGACCAACCACCTGCACCTTGACCCACAATAGCCACAATAGAGCCATATACCGCATATAATGGCAATGTAATCGATGTCAAAGCCACATTGGTAGGCGTATAAATAGTGTTAGCAACAGCGGTCTGCGTAACCCCGGTTAAACCCACAGGCGTTACAAAATTCTGCTCTATAGTGTTTATAACACTATTCAAACTATCAACCAAAACCGAAACCCAAGCTTTATACTCATCAGAAAATGGGTCTGCTGCTAGTGGTACAGAATCTATCCTATCTAAAAATACAGCCATTAATTAGCACCCCCAGATGAGCGCTCAATAAGCATAACACCACCTAGCACAACAATAGGAGCAGCACTTACGGCCACAAGTTTATATACTCTATTGCGAGATGCTCCGCCTTGATACCAGCGCATTCTCCATTGGTAAACCCCCAGCTGTGAAAACTCCAAAACATCAGCAGCGTAAAAGCTAATACCGCCGTTATCAGAAATATACAGTTCAATGTGGGGTTTGAATAAGTCATCGTATATGCTCTCATCCAACGAAGGCGTCGCCGTACCATCCTGAACAATGTATGTAACCCCATCCTCGGCAACCATATAAACAGGATCGCCACCTGAATCAGGAAGTTCACCAATAATAAATACAGTATTCGCAAAGCCGTTACCCCATCGTAAATACGTGCTATCACCATATACGAAATCAATCTCAATGTATTTAGTTATGAACTCGGAATAATCTTCCTGTGAAATAATGGGTGTCGTTAACTCATACCGCATAGGATAAGCTAAAAATGCTAACGGGTCTTGAGGACTAGAAACTAGTGGATTTTGTAGCTCATTAAAGTAAACACTACCCGACATATCATAAATACAAGTCTGGTCTTGTACAGTAACTAAATGTCTATTATTAAAAAACTCATGCTCAACAATACGATTGCGCTGTGTGTTTAGTTCAATACATCTAGCCCATGTTTTAGTGGTAAAGTTATATTCAAAACTGATAGCATATGAATCATTGTCTATAGTTTCATAGTCGACCCAAGGCCCAATAGTAGCTCTATAAAATATAGTATCTTCATACTGATATAAAAATCCTATCGTATTAGTATCTAGTCGGTCTTCTTCAGCCGATGCATTAGCTATGCGTTGTAAGAATGTATTAATCGCAAGTGTTGCAATGGGTTGGGGTGATTGTCCACTCGACATCATAAAGGTCACTAAACCATTACGGTTTTGTGCAAGAAAAATCATCATTCCAAAGTCAACATCTAATGAATCTGGATCCGCAATACCATAGTTAAATTCAAAACTTGTATTCTTGCGCCATGGAAAAGTAGTTGTTACAGCAGTCTGGAATGTACTCGGAGTATTGGACCAAATGCCCGTAGTGAAATCCGTAAATATATAAAGCTGATTCTGTAATACAGCCATTTGACGTATTAATCCAGACTCTTGGGCAAAAACAGCTGCTCCGGCAATTGTAAAGCATGTATTTACATCTAATGTGCCACCAAAATTGGTTTTGCTTAGTTGGAATTGAGTACTATTGCGAGTGGAAACAACAAACCTATTACCGAATGCGGCACAATAGGCTGGGTTAGGTGGAGCTAAGGGATCTGTTACCACCTCCATGGTGTTGGTTTTTTCATTTATTATAAAAATATGATAACCATCACAGAGCATAACATAAACGTTTTGTATTGCCGGAGGTGTGTTATCCCCTGGAATTGTAACCACAGGCAAATAAGCAAACGATAACAAACCAGATTTTCTAGTAAAAACCTCAGACCCATTAACTATCGTCTTAGAAAATGCAGAATTAATACGCCAAACCTGATCGGCAACTATCACATACGCAAAATCAATACTCTTAAATATCTTACGTGGTTGCAACTCAAAATTTAATAAGTTAACACCATTAATATTAATGTGACGCCTGCCCATAGCAGGATATAAAGCCTTACCTTTCTTACCAGATGGTGCATCTACGCCATACCAGTTAGCGCAATCTGCAGGCGAGAATTGTTTAAAACGCTGTTTATCGTAGCCAGACCACAATGGTAGTTGTTCAATTGGCATAATTAAATCCCTGCACGGACTCGCCATGCTCCATTTAACCAACTTTCGGTATTGATATTAATATCGAGATTAACAGAACTAGCAGCTTCCATATCCTGTCTAAGCGAAGTCAACATATCCTCAAGCTTCGGAGTCCAAGCTTCTGAACGCGCTTTGTAGATAGCCAAGTACTTAGCTAAAGCAAACTGCAAATATAAATAGTAGTAGCTCGGTAATTCCGACATGTCATCATTGGATGTAAGCTCGGATAATTGAAACTTACCATAAACTGATAACAAATAAGGCTGCGAAGGCCCTGGAAACACCCTGAGAGTGGTTAGGTTAGTTTGTGGAATTACTATCACATAGCGTGGTAATCCTATTAATGGATCGTACTTGTAACTTGAGTAAAACTCTGTACGCGACTCATCAATCAAGGGATACGTTACCCCTTGTAAAGTAACCCAAGCATTTAAAAGATTTACTAATCTACCTTCAGTAGTAATAGTAGGAGTTGGCACATAATCTGGCTCACCAAATGTAACCTCATTTTCACCTATACTTAATGTGAAATCCACTTGCTTAGAAACCGTTATCATCAACCCATTAGCCGCATATTGGTTTAATAACTGATTCAACACCAAAATACCAAGCGACAAATCACTACCGTGCAAAGGAACTGTAGGCGTTGCAGCAGATACTATTTGATAAGAGTTTGTAACAAACTGCCTTACCGATTGCTGGGGCTCGGACATTTTCTTCCCCTTTTACGTTTAATTGGTACGATGTTATCGTCAGCTATATTGTCACTAGCCACAACAATCTCAGGCTTAAAAGCCTCTTTAGCCGCAGGTATATCTTCCTTAGAAGCAAACCAAGCACCAGTAGCTATTAATCGTGAAAACTCATCATAAGACTTAACTAAATGCTGACCCTCGGAATTATAAACAAACGTGCAAAAATGCTCTTTGTCCACCCAACGACCCATGTATAGTATTTGCTTGTCAACACTTTGCATAATCAACCCCTTGGATGCACTCTGCTACCGGTATAACCTCTTTCAACCGAACTATTGAATATCTTATCTTTACCCTCTTTGTTCTTAGGGTATTCAAAAGTTGGCTCTCCTGGATTATCGGAAACATCGTTATTAATAGATATATCCGTATCCCGATGAATAGGATTTCGTTTAAAGTCTTCTACTATCTTATCTACAATCATAATAATCCTTGGTTGATAATGCCTGACAGGTATCTATTTAGAACCTGTCAGGCCGGATAGCATTAAGACATTACAATAACTGCGAACTCAGGATTAATAGCAACCCCTGCAATTATATCTAACCTGTCTAGTTGTACGTAGTTGCGAATGTCAGCACCTAATGTGTAGGTCATAGCCATCTTATACAAATCACTATATGTGGTCACCGCTTCAACACCACCTTTAAGTTCAGTGATAGGAGGAGCCGCAAATACGATAGCTTGGTTATGGAACGCTACAGACTCGTTATGGTCATCAGCTAGTAACAATTGAGCACCATTAGGAATGGCCGCAGAAATGTTTTGACGAGCACCAGACACAACAATCGTAGGACTTACTGTAATCGTAGCAGTACCACCACCAGATGATGCAGTAGTAGTTAATACAGTAAACTGTGCTGTTTGTGATAATGGAATGTAACCGCTTGACTGTGTAGATGAAGCCAATGGGTTAACCATAAATACATCAGCCGCTTCAGCAAACTGAATCTTATCGCCAACGTTAAACGGATTAGCTTGTGATGCTACAAGACCAGTTAATACAAAAGTATTACCAGAACTAATAGGACCGTTGGTAATAGTACCAGCAAGTTTAAATCCAGCAACGCCAGAAGCACCAGTTTGACCAACACCAGCTATTTGACGAGTCAAGAAGTTAGTTTTGAAGAAGTCAAAGCCTGACAAGTGACCGATAAAGCCATCCATCAACGCGCCACGGTTTACAGTCATGTTGAATACTGTGTACAAGCTACCAGATAATGCAGCAGAAACAGCGGGGCTGTTAGCAAGGTATCTGCTACCGTCTTCTGGTATACCTAACTCTGACATATACGCATCAGTATCAAGAATAGTTTGCATAGTAATCGGAACACCTGGAGTACCAGTAGTTTGGTAAATAGCAGGTTGTAAGTTCTGAGTACAAATGAACGACTCAACATTGTTAGCCAGACGTTTAGCACGAGGCTTTAACATCATGTCTAAGTAAGGCTGGTCACGTGCTCTGTCGAACGTTAATTCCATACCGTTAAATGATACTAATGAGTTGAATTGAGTATCGATTGTTAATGGTCTGATAATTTGTACGACTGCTTCTTCTGTTGCAGTTGCGCCATAACCACCTAAGAATCTTTCTTCCAAGCGATAGTTAATGGTTTGACCTGTAGCATATTTTAGATTTTTAAAATCTGCTTCTAAGTTACGGTTGGCCACTTTTGCGAAATTAAGATAGTTTATAAAACGTATAAAGACTTCGTCTAGTACGTATTGAGTAGTTTGAAAGCTATTAGCCATGAAATTCTCCCGGCAATAATTAAACATAACCTTTCGGTCACCTTTTTTTATTGCTAGCGGAAGCAATGATATACACGCTAATATTTTGGGTAACGGAGTCCCTTACTCGTTACCTGATAGTTTATGCTGCTATTTGTTTAGCGTCAATCAGGATTATTATTAGAATTAGAGATAGAACACGCGCCCAAGTAGGGCGCATAAAAGAATTAAGCAGCTGGCACTACAGGGGGAGTTAAAGCATCTAAAGCATCCAACTTATCAGCCATACCAGAAGCACGAGCTTGCAGAGCATCAAGAGAAGCTTTGTCTTCTGCACTAATTTCACCAGCACTTGCTATCAAAGCAGCAATTTGATCGTTCAAAGATTTAATATCGCCTTGTAAATCAGTGATAGCAATATCCATTCTGTCGTTAAACGCTGTTTGTGCCGCTGCAAAATCAGATATAATAGTCATTGTATATTCTCCTTGTAGTATCAAGCTGCATAATTGCCGCTCAATTATTTCTAATCTCTCTTCTATTCCCGCTTTATTGTGCAAATGAACCATGATTTATCCTCAATATTCCTTTTGAGTATAGGCTAACATTTTAATAATAGCTTTAAATAACACGACCCCTCATTCTATCCTTGCGATTCTCATTCTCAGCTTGGCGCAACTTGTCATCTATAGACCATTTACGCTCAACCTTATCAGGTACATCACCTTTTATGATATCAATTGGCCGTGGTGCCTGAGATACAGAAGCCCTAGATTTACGCATGCGTTCCTCCAATCTACCTAACTCAACAACCTGGCTAATAGGGTCTTGTATGCGAGATATACGTTCAAGCTCAGGAGCTTGTGTTTTAGCAGCAGCATAGATAAAAGCCGCTGGGTCTTGCATCCCACGAGTAGCAATAACCATTTGCGGTGTTAGGGGCTTACCAGATACAACCTGCTCAAAGTCATTGTACTTAGACATACCTTGGTTAAAGCGCACCTCAAACTGGGCTTGGTTCTCTTGCTCTTGTCGTTGCCATTGTTGCTCTTGTACCTGCTTGTCGCGTTGGCTTAAACGCTGATCAATAACATCATACAGTTGAGCCTGCCAATCTTCCGGGTCTGCTTGTGTTTGTGGTTGTTGCACTTGTGGCGCAGGTTGTGGCTCTTGTCTACCACGGGATAACCTGTCTCGAATCATTGCTTGTACTTCTGATTCCGTATATACCCGTTCTTTAGTCTCAACCGGCATACCGTAATCATCAGTAGTTACAGGTTCTTTAGCGGCTTCCTTGGCTGCTTCTGGTTCTTTTGCAACATCATGTTCGATTGGTTCAGGCACTTCCGGTGTGACATCATCATTTCTTAATGGTACAGGCTCAGGAACAAGACCAGGAGCATTATAATCAATAGGTGATTCACCCTCTGGCGCTGTCATTATTACATCAATTCTTGAATCCATAATTATTTAACTCCTGTTGGTTGTTTATTAGCATGGGTTAATAGTCTAACCAAATTATTAGCATGCGCTATCTGCTCATCAGTTTGCGTGCGTTGCATCTCAGCCATGTACTTAAGCTCCATTTCTTGCAATTGTGCGGCAGCTTCTTGCCGCTTAGCTTCCAATTCTTGCCACTTCATTTGTACGTCTTGGCCTTTGGCATGTGCTTCAATGCCAAGCTTTTCTTGTTCCATTTTCAATTGCTGCTCTTTAAGTGCTAGCTCTTTCATTTTGATTTCGATCATCGGGTCAGGTGGCTGTGGTTTCGGTGGCACAGGTTGTCCAGTCTTACCAGCTTCTATAATCTCAGGAGGAACAATAGTTTTAAGCCTATTACGTAACTGCAAGTTGTTAGCTAGTGGCAGATTCTCAACATACAAATCAGCAATCAGATTAAACAATTGTGGGTTAGCTTGGAGTATCAACTGCATGCTGTTTAGAGCCTCTTGCTTTTGTCCTTCAAAACTAGGTCCTGGCATAAGACGTATTTGGTATCTGCCCTCAACCATATCATTTTCCATCTGAGCACCGTACGCATCCATCGGCTTATTTATGTTTACCGGCGACATACCTGTTTCTTTCATGTTGACCATCAATGTGCGTTCAGTATCATAAACTTTAGGTATCATCTCGTTAACAATCTCACCCGCTGTGGCAATGGCCCTGTTTAGATTAGCAAAAGGAGTATGAGTATTATAATTACCACGCTTAGTTCGAGCATCAATAGCCAGCTTGGAGGTTTCATTGCCTTGGTCACCCGTCATCGTATTATACATACCTGTACAGGTTTGAATGTCACGTTCGGCACGCTCGTATTGTTGTATAAGTGACATTGACAATTCTGGTGGCTTTAGTTGTTGTGGCACGAATCCAGATGTTACCTCATCAAATTTCAAACCGCCTTGTATATTAGTTGGGTCACGCCAAACTTGCGCTGTGTCATTTGACCTAGCATTACCAGCGGCAACTAGAAACTGGTCATAGCGTCCTATCTTAATAAGATAAGCTGCTTGTGTTGCTAAATAGTTAATGTAACGTTGCGCGTCTTTAGTATCTTTAAAGAATGAACGACATATTTGTGACCCTTCCTTGTTATAGAATGAGTTCTGGTCAACAAAAATCATCGGTAATTGTTCGCTAGGAAAGTCTTCCGCTTCTAACTCATAATCTCCGGCATAAACATACTTCTTAACCTTATATCTAGGGCTTGAGCGCTTGGCTTCTATAGTTACCGGCAAACCATCATCTAATACTAAAGTCATATCTTCCATGAGTATGGTTTCTAAATCGTCAAACTCTGCTTGTGTGACAGTACGCCCATTGCTTAGCTTTATTAATGTAACGCGCTCGTACTTACGTTCCCAATGCGTGTATATAGTGATTGACTCATCATCGTTAAATACTGAGCCTTCTTCAATATTGCTAGGAGGGATAGATTCTTCTACTTTCTTACCATAAAGCGCTTTGGCTTTAGCTCTCGACATACGCGTTCTAAATCCGGCATGCATTCCATCGGTCTTGGCAGGACTCATGGCACCTACATCCCAATAACATCTAGTTGGGATTTCAATCTTCCTAAACTTAATCACCTGGTTAAAGCTATAAGCATTCTCGTACTCAGTATCTATATAAAACGCACCGTAACCACCACACAAAGATGATTGAAATGCAGTTTGGAACACAACATCAGTTTCAGAGTTCAGGCATATATCTTTGACTAATGACTCTCGGACTTCTGCTGTTTGTTCGTTTGTATCTTCCGTGGGCTGTACCTGCAAAGTTGGGGTATTTTGTCGTTGCTCGCCTAATAAATGGTTAGCTAAAGGGGCAATCTTGTTCATTGTTAATGGTATTTTCTTGTATGTTTCGAATACTCTAGCTTCTTCGTCTAACCACTGATTACCAAAAATGAATTGGTTATACTCATTGTAGTTATTCTTATTATCTTTCCAATAATTATCCCAAGTATTGCATGCATCTCGTATTTTCTGCGCCATTTCTGGGTTTTTGCGTGCCATTTCAAGCGTCCTTTTATGCTTTTATTGCAATTAGTGTATCAAATAAACATTGATCTGTGAGTAGCTGGAATGAAATTTGTTTGATAGCTTGTTGAGCCTACCTCTTTACCGTAAGCAAATGTGAGCATTAATGAGTCGGCTAGGTCACAACTTGGCATGCCTCTGGCTCTTAAGTCGTCTTTAGATTCTATGAGTAGCTGGCCGTTGCTTCTGTGCTTATATCCTAGCGAACACAAGTCACTGTGTAGCTCGTCGCTATCGGGTATCTGCACGGGGATTTCACCCGTTAACCAATCCCGCATTTCAGCCCATAGTTCTGCACGTCTGTTGCCATAGCGTTCTTTGTCGTCAGCTGAACGTGCAACGTTAACGCCTTCAACGCATGACAACCCCATCTCGATAAGCCTGTCGGTTGTTCCCGCACCTATGCCAATGCAATCTATAAAAACTCTATGAGGTTTTTCTTTCTCAATAATGTTTTTAAGCTTACCTGCTAGCTCCATTGTGTTTAAGTTTCGGAACGTTTCCATTCCATAAGCAACACGCCCCTTACGTCTAATGATTGCGCACCTATCATTATCGCCAATAGCAGGATCAACACCTATTATAAGTACTTGGCTTTCATTCTCGACTTTAGCATTCCTTGCGGCTAATACATGATGTGTTGGAATAAATGTATCTTCGACAGGATTTAGGAATGCATCTTTAGCATTGCATGGGTATTCCTGGTTAAATAACCTTAAGCCAATATCGTAGTCATTGCTAAACTGGCCTATCTTAAATCTACGCCAATAGATATGCTCTCTGGTTAGGCCGTTGCTCTCGTATGATTTAAGCAATAACTCTTCGTCTTCATTAAGTTTTATCTCATCATGTTTCTGTGAATAGAACGCCCTGTATTCTGGTTGCCAATACCAGGGTACGAATATAGCTTGGAAGTCTGACTTACCTTGTTCTGCACTTCCCCAGATGGAGTGAAAGAAGTTACCAATTCCGTTAGCTGTCGATTCAAGGATGATTTCAGTGCCTGGTTGGTCGCCAACTGCCTGCATTAGTCCTTGAGCGTGTTCCGCTGCGTTTGGCCAAAATGCGACTTCCGATCCATGTAATAATTGTATCGTCTGCGATCGTCCCGTGCCTTTTGCACCTGCTGTTCCAATAGCGTAACCAGAGTCGAGTGTATCGAATCGGAGTTCTTTAACAGAATCACGGTTGGCTTTTGGGCAGAGTCCTTCGGGTAAATATTCATAATACCTTTTTGTCATGTCGAATAAGTTTTTAGTCGCAGCACCTTCATGTGTAAGGATGTAAGTCTTGTAACCGCGATTAGTAATCGTCTTGTGGAAGTATCTAGCTTGCACATAAGTGCTACATCCTTGTTGCCTTCCTTTCAAGATGCAAGCTCTAACTTTGCCAGTTTCTTTGCGCTGAGCTTCTAACCTATCATGTATGTATTGTTGTGCGCGATTGAGTAGAAAGTCAGTGACATCACCGCTCTTTGTACGTATCTTGAAAAAGTTTTCGGCAAAGAACTTAAAGTCAAATAGCCTACTTAAATCAGCCATTTTGTTCCTGCAATTCTTTTTCATACTTGCGTAAAAACACAAGCTTTTGCTCTTCGACAAGTTCTCTAAGTTGTGTATTGCCTAGATGCTTAATTGAGCCTTTATATTGCATAGCTTCAAGCATCATAAGCAAATGCGCTCTCAAGTTTCTATGTTCTTCTGCTTTAGATAGCGCAGTAGTATTGGGTTCTTGCTTAGCAATCTGGCGACTCATGACAACACCTTATTGTGCACTATGTTTTCTAGGGTGTGGATGCGATCAAATGCTTTTTCCACATACGCGGTAAGCTGGGTGAACTGGTCTTGGAGTGTAATAAAACGCTTAAAAAGCTCAATGATATCTTGCTCAGTGACCGAGAGTTTAGACTGCTGTAATGTTGATTCCGTTGGTAGTTCTAATAATTCCATTTTTTACCTCATAACTTTTCTAGGAGCTTCTCTAATAGTGTTTCACTTACTGGTTTTTCGTCTTTAGTAGTCTCATGATAAGACTCTCTAAATCTGGATTTCATGATAAATATTCGACAAGCACTATTTGCGCCTTCAATTGCGCCATCAGCTGTTTGATCTAACTTATCTTCATGGTAGGACTGCGCTAATTGCTCTCCATATTCCGCTTGCTCCCCGAATTCAGGATAAGTTTCTTTCCATGCATAATAAGTTTTGCGCGTAACACCTAGTTTACGCGCTGCAACTTGAGTGATTGTCGAACCATCACGAAACATGTCAGCGATTTTACTGACTAAATCAGGATGATAAGTCGGTACACCGTTATGGGACATAGCTTTTTACCTTATATTGTTTACCTACTAACCAGCTTTGCCCATTTCTTGCTTACGCACTTTAGCACCCTGCATCTTAGCATCAGGATATCTAGCCTGTTTATCAGCCTTATCATTCCAAGCAGGATACATAGACATTCTGTTCATTTCTGCAACATTCTCTTTATACTCAGAAGGCATGCAATATTGCTCATGCTCAACCGCACCGTAATCGCCACCATATTCAGACATTTGAAGCTCCTTAACATTAATGTTCTTTAAGTATCATATTATACTATATATATGTCAATCGTTGTAACGCTCTTGTAGTTTACTTAGCCACGCTCTAGATAGCTGTAAATATGCTCTAAGTTCCTGTTGGTTTTCGATACTACCTGTATATTTTGGCATAATAGTTATTCACAAAAACTGGTTATAACTCGCTGGATAAGTCCATTATATCCTGATTTTACAACAAAAACATGGGTGTATAAAAATTAATTGATAAATGACTTGCCTTTTATTGATAAATGGATTATCATACACACATTGAAACAATAACTGAGGATAAGAAAATGATAAACCTAAACACATTAAACGAAAGCCAATTAATGGATATCTTTGATTTAATGCAAGGAATCAGGCTTGAATTTATACCAACTGATGTCTATGCGAATATGTTTATTTCTTGGATTGAATCGCAAGGAATGAATTTAATTGAAGTTCAGTCAAGGGGTAATTAATGTATTTCACTTTAGAAAAAGCTATTGAGATTACAAACGATTTAAAGCTAATGAATGAAAATGAATATGGGGTAATACATTTGGGATCATTAACTGCGACATTATTAAATATATATCAGCAAGGCCTTGAACAAGGATACATTGATTGCAAGGAGAATAAAAATGTTAACGACAGAAATGGCTAGAGAGCTTATTGAGGGAATAAGAATTGATAATAAACATTTTGGGTGTTTTTACAACGAAGAACATATTGTTAATTTAATGATTGATGCATATGAACAAGGGCGTGTTGAAGGAGTAGAGGAATACAGAGAAAGCCTTCATCCTACTGAACAATCAGAATGGGAACGAACAAGATGATACCAGCTATAGAAGATTACAAGATATTGTCAATGGATGGGAAGTATTACGTACTAAATCCTTACGACTTATTCGCAATGCCATCGCTAGAAATGATACCAATTGCTTTTGCCTCAAGAAATGAAGCAGGTGAGCATATGGATTTAGTCTTTAAAAACCATATGCAAGAATACAATAGACTTAAAAAAATGGGATGCAGTTTCCCGTATAACGATTAAGGAGCAAACAAAATGACACTAGAACAAAAACTACAGGACCAAGAACAGAAGCTATTAAAATCCATTGAAAACGGCACAGACTGGGACGCAGAAGACATAAATTTTATTATTTTTGCTCAGCATGACTTAGTAGAACAAGAATGCAACATAATCGAGGAGACATACAGAGACCTGCAACACGACATGGAAAGTAGATTGATAGCAGCATTAGAGGCTAGGGATAAGGAGCAAACAAAATGAAACCAAGAATAAAACCTGAACAAGCTATAGAGAGTATAAATAAAATAGAAGAAATGTATAAATCAGGAGAAATAACAGAAGAGAAGCGTCAGCAGCTTATTCGTGAAATACAAAAATATACAATTAATAAGGAGCAATAAAATGCGCGAAGAATGGCCATTGGCAGCTATTTATATTTCAGGATTTATATGCGTGACAGTTATATGTTGTCATTACATAAATAAAGAATGCAATAAGCCTGATGTAATTAAGGAGCAAACAAAATGACAGAAAAATACAAAGAAAATAATGAATTCAGGTTAGCGGATTTGTTAAACGCAGAATTAACGTCATCTGATTTGTATAATAATGAGCTTGAACTAGTAATACTTCATGGAGAAAAAGTTGATGTAAAGCATGAAGATTTATTGCTCAATATCCATCCTTATATGGATAGTTTCTATATAAAAGCCGAACAGTTAAAACAATTTAAAGATACGCTTGACCACATATCGAAAGAGATAAGTTATTACCTAGATAAGGAAAAAAAATGAATCCATGGCAAGAAAGTAACGGTGACGAAGACGACATTCAACTAACAGAATGGGAGCGCTACGAAGCCAAAGAAGAAGCTAGATGCAATGACCGTGGTATGGAGTACGACTAATGATTGACGAAGAAAAATACAAATTATTTGCAACAAACATAGAATATATAAGAACAGTTGCATATTTAGAAGCACTTACTGTGGGTGAGCTTGATTTGCGTGCTGTTGTGCTTTATTCATTTATTAGTGGTTATGAGGCAGCGCTTGAGTCTGCGTTGAAACCTAAATTAACGCGCGCATATAAATATAAAAATATGGAGTGTGACTAATGGGCGCCCCAGCTGACAAAGGTTATCTGTATAGAGCCATAGGTGAAATGGCATTTGATTCTTTAACTGCTTCAATGGCTATAGAAGATAAAAACAAATTCAAAGCATGGCTAACAAAAGCTTTAGACTCACTGCCTGACACATGGTCATTATTAAATGCTCTTGAATTTTACCAGCGTGAGTTTTTAAATAAGGAACAAAAATAATGAAAACAATAGCAACCCTAATACTAGCTATAATACTAACCGGGTGTTGCACAAACCAAGACGAACGTGAAATGGACGGCCAACAAGTACTAATTACAGGATAAATAATGAACCTTACAGCAACAATAGGCCCAAGCAAAATGGTACCAGAAACGCATCACTTTATGATCATGTACGACGGCAACATAATAACCCAAGCGCACTTAACGCTAGACGAGCTAGAAGATATTGAAATGAGTCTCACTGATATAATTATTGATATATCGCGGTATAGACGTAAATTACAGCGTGAGGAGTTATGAATATTGTGCCAGCACAATACTGTGATGATTGTTATAAAAATGCAATCTTAATTAATTTAAATTGTACAGATATTAGTGTAATAAGAAACTGGGCTAAATCATTTCATAAACAATTTTGTTTAAATAAAGAGAATAAAATGCCAATAGAAACAAAAATTATCTGTGATAATTGCAATCAGGATTTATCCGAAACAACCAACAGCATAGACTATAGACTAGAGCTTAAAAACAGACGCATACAATGCCACGAAGGAGCAGTAACTGATATGTTAATTATGCCCGCAATTGAAAATAATTGTGCTTTTTGTGGTCTTCATTGCCTTAGTGAATGGTTAAAAAAATATAGAGAAGGAAACTAAAATGACCAACATAACAATAGCAATAATCTGCATAATAGGCGTAGTAAGCTTAATCTACGACGCTAACGAAAAATGCACATACTACCCAGATGGTTCAAAGATATGCCGTAACCCAGACGGCACTTGGAGCTCAAAATAATGATAGAAGAAAAAATGTCACAAGAGGATTTTGATTCAATCGGAAAAGTGGTAGTAGTAAGTAACACAATGATAAACGAAGTTACAAGTCTTTTCGATCCTGCTGAGTTCATAGGAAAAGAGGAACATTTTATAAATTTAATGCTTACACTATCCGCATTATTTAGCGGAACAATTATAAAAAGACTTACAGAAGTTTACGGTATACAAGACACACAAGATTTAATGAAAGATTTAAGCGAAAAAATAAATTTAACCCTGCGCTTAACTGATAATAAGGAACGTCTAAATGAATTACTTAAAACGCATTGATGGGTCAAAATGCATCCACCACTACTGGGCACCCATGCCAACGCTGATGCTTTGTTATAAATGTGGTGACCGCCTGTTAATTAGCCCGGTTAAATCGTATTCGCTAGAAGAATTTAAAAAACGCTCAGAACTCTAAGGATATAGAATGGAACACTTAAAAAACGCACTATGCCTATGCTGTATCTGCGCAACTGTTTGGGGAATAACGGCGATAGGGTATATACTGCACTAAACAACGTAAGGATACTCCTATGCTACTAATAAGCCGACGAGTTGGCGAGTCAATAATCATCAATAAAAATATAAAAATAACGTTTTTACGGGTTAATTCACCGGGTCAAATAAGCATAGGCATAGACGCGCCTCCAGAGGTTCCGGTTAATCGTGAAGAGATTCACGAGCGTATAAAGCGGGAAGACCCGAATTACTAGCTAAATACCCCTTGTATGATTCAACAACCATATATTTGCACGATAACGCCCAGCAGATTGTTTTAATTGGGCGTTATCTGTATCTGCTATACCTTGCATCCATAATTCTATATAACGCAGCATGTACGTTTTACGGAGCTTTTTAGGAACTGAGTGCAAGCGTAATTTTATAAAGGTTATATCGTCTCTTAGGAGTTGCAGCCCTTTAGAGGCTGCGTAGTCGGTGAAGTTCATTCACAAAATTCATTTATTATTTTATTGATTTTGCTAACCATAGCATCAGTTAAATTTAAATTTCTTAATTTATTAACTTCATATTCCTGTAAATGTATAAAAGGAAATTCAGAAATAATATAAGATGTTCCATTATTATCTTGCTTAAGAGCAATAAAAAAATTAGAACAGACCTCATCAGCATTTGGTACAGTACCAATATATAAATTATCGCCACGCACATCACCTTCCCAATAAGTTTTACGCTCCCATAAACTCATTAAGCTATTAACTAATATGTCACGTAATTCGGCTCGACATGGAATATCAAATAATTCACGTGAATATTCCAAAGGAATAGATTCAAATGCATTATCAATTCTAGCTTGTTTATAAATATCTTTAAAACTATGCATTAATCCAAAAATATCAATAGGACCTAATTCATAAACATACATTATATTACTCCTGTTTTATTAAATTTCATGAAATGCCATAAAAACCCACCCTTTGTGCATTCAATAACCAGTATCAAGGCATTGTCGAATGATTTTTTCTAAACGCATTTCCGTAAGACAGATACCCATTGAATAATCTGTAATCCTAAAAATATGGTTAAACTTCATCTGATTATTTTTTACCCATAAGTACTGCATATTAACTCCATGTGTAATATTTATTAAAACCGCACTCAAATATAGCTATCATCATGAGCGCACAGAGCGTAAAAAAACGCTGATTATGAGCATAGAAAAAACGCTAGAACTCAATGCCAGCATGGCCTAAATCCATTTACATGAGCGTTATGAGTGTAAAACGCAATTTTGCATTAGAATACCCTCTAGTGAGAACAATGGGGGGGGGTGTGATACCCATTGTTCTCAATACTACTACTTATCTATATAAAATAACACTCATAACACTCATATTAAGTAATAAGACCCTTATAAACATTGGGATAAACCGCATGAGCGTAACTTACTTTTACGCTCATTTTACACTCATGTGCGCTCATATTAATTCCAGCCATTATTCATAAACTCTTTTATCGCCTCTTTAGCAAGCGGAGGCATTAATTTATGATATCGTTCGATTGATTTTGGTTTTCCTTTTTGCACATTTAACTGTTTTAGAGCAGAAACTAATTGCTTTAAATCTTTGTCTAATGGTTTATCATAACCAATCATTTGTAATACTTCTGTGCAGGTTTTGAATCTCCAATCATAGTCTGGAGCATCCCAATCAAATTTTTTAATAAGTTGTTCGTGGATTGTGTTAATAAACATATAATTTTGATTACTAACATTGAGCACAGCTTCTTGCTCTCTAGTTAAATAGGACAGTTGTCCTTCAAGCATATAATGTTCTATTTCAGCCCAAACCTGCTGCATATTAAATTCATGTTCATAGTCGGTGGATAAGGTCTCAAGCACCCACCATCTTCTATTGCCTGTTATGTCTTGCAAGAAGTTTTCATCATTGACCGACGCAAGAAACGCAGTACGCCTAGGCGCTCTTGTTTCTCCTCTAGCATAAGGCGCTCGATAAACATCCATATCACGTGTTAGAAATGCTTTAATGGAGGCTACGTCTGCTTTTCTTACCATGGCATCCACTTCGGATAATTCAGTTAACCAGTTACCTGTTGCTTGCATAACTAAGTCTTTATCATTTGGATTTAAACTAAAATCACAAACCATTAGATTTAAATCGTTCGGTACTAATTTTTTGATCCAAGATGATTTACCTATTGATGTTTCTCCAAGTAAAGTAAGTACTCCATGCAATGCTTTGCCTTTTTCTTCATAAGCCACCGACAATGCGCCAATCATCCAAGTTTTTAATAGTGTATTTCTTAAATCATTGTCAGTGCATTGTAAGGTTTCAGCAAAATCTTGGAATCTTATTACCCCGTCCCAAGGGATTGACTGTACCCATTTTTTAACAGGATTGTATCTATACTTATCTGCTATATATAAAATCCAAGTTTCTATTTCAGAAATTGGTACTTCTTGCATAATACAAAGTCTCTTTATTTCAGAGGAAATTAATTGTTCTTTATTAGTAGAAGAAAAGTTTGTATTAGGTAGATAAGCATCAATTTTTTTGGTTATCTCATTAAATTCTAATGTAACCTCATAAAAAGAGAGGGCGTGTTCAATATTTTCAGGAAG